CCATCTCTGCTGTATTTAAAACTGTAATATCAGTAAATACATTCTGTTTATAAACTGACCACCATTCAATTCTTAATTGTCTAAAAATATCGTTTGTAGTTTGTGCAAAGAAATTAACTGCTTCTGTGTCAGTTGATGCAATACCAAACTGAAAAGCATCAGGTTGATATTTAGTTACATCACTTGCAGTAATAACATCAGCACCAGTATAATTAGCCATAACTTACTTCCAAATTAAATAAACTATTAAACAAGCTAAAGGAATCGAATACATAGGGTTAGTTTTAGCTTTTACCCAAATCCATTTAACTTTTTTCTTAGTCTTGAGCCAAATCCACTTGTTCATCTTTTTTCTTCCTTGTTCGTTTTGCTTTAGGTTTTATTTCTACAACCTTTTCTTCTTTAACTTCTTTTACAACATCTTGAATAGGTTTAAAACCTCTAAAATCATAAACTGCTTTATTAGTTTTATAATCTTTTACTGATCTCTCAATAATCTTGTTTCCACGTTGTAATTTGATTGTTTCTTTGTTCTCTATAATTTTTATCATGTAATCTCCTTATTTAGTTGCGAGGGCTATTTCTAGCCCTCACAAAGTATTCAATTATTATTGAATTGATGAATCGTAGTGTAATTCTACACCATAAGTGTCGTGGATTTCTCCAACTCCATATACAGAAGTAGCTACAATCTCGTCTGCTCTTAGAGACGCATCTCTTTGAGTTTCGATTTTAACATCTTGCATCATAGCGATTGCTAAAGCATCTCTATGGAACGCACCACCTTTGTAATCTCCAGCAGTACCAGTATTAGCAATATTTGAAGTTTCAAATACGTTCATACCAGCTAATCTACCTACGAAACCTGATCTTAATGCTTCGTTAGATAAATCGTTTGCATTTGCGTTAGCAAAAGTGTTAGTCATGTTAGCTTTTAAATCGTAAGCGATTTTAGGGTGTAACACAACTGCACACATATCAGCATCTAGAGAGTTTGCTCTTAAAGTTGATAATGCGTTGAAGATAACAGCAGTACTGATTGCACCAGTACCATCTCCTAATGCAGTTGAGAAGCCATCAAACAATGCAGTTAAATCTGCGTCTTGTTTTCTAGCTAATGCTTCCCCAAATAATCTACCAATGTCTCCAGCAACATTTCTTGGTGCTGAATTTCTTGCTAAATCAGTTAGAGTTGTCATAACACCTACTTCAGATGCAGTAATAGTTACTGAAGTTGGGTCAATCGCTGTGTTTGATAAGTCAGTTGCTTCTGAAACTGCTGATGCTGATACTTGAGCATAAACAGGAACTTCAACTGCTTTACCACCACCAGTAATAGCATAGTTTTTAACTAAGTTTCTCATGATGGATTTTTCAGATGCTACGAATTGAGCCTCTGCTACTATCTCTGTGTATAGTTCCGATAGTGTAGAACTTGTGCTTTCGTTTGCCATTTTATTAGTCCTTTAATTATTTTGTTAAATTAATCTCAACAGCACCGGAGTCTCGTTTCTTCCTATATTCTGCATAGGCTTTACGATCTTCTGGTTTTGTTAAGTCCAAGTCCTGTAGATTAAAGGGTTTAACAGTTTTACCACCGACAGCACTCTGGCTACCTGAACCAGACAAAGACCCTTTTCGGAAGTGTGGGTTGCTATCTAAGAATTCCTTAACACGATCTTCTATTGTTAAGAGTTCTCCTTTTGCGTTATATCGTACATTAGAATTATTATCAACTACTTCTATACGACCATCATCTGTGTATTTTACTTCATCTTTTAATAAAGCAACCACTTGTGCTGGGCTAATAGCATTGTTGCTTGATGCAACAGAAAGTATTGAATTATCAACTTTTTCTTTTTTGATTTGATTCTTATATCTTGAAAGTTCTTCTTCTTTTTCTTTCAATCTTTCTTGCATGATCTTTTCTAAATCTTGCTTTGTCTTAGCTTCTTCTAATTGTTTTTGCTTAATTATTTCTGCACGTTGTTTTTCTTCTTCTTGCAGTTTCTTTTCGTATTTTCTTCTTTCAGCTTCAAGTCTAGATGAAATAACTTTATCAAGTTGCTCTTGAGTAAATTTCATTTCTTTAATTTCTTGTGCTGTTTTTGTTTCTACTGTTTCGTTAATTTCAGCAGTTGTAGATTCTGCTTGTTCATTATTCGGCTGAACTGCCTCTGTTTCTTGCGTCATGTAGACTCCTTGTTATTTATATTATTAGTTCTCCATCTTCGTCATACCAATCAGGATTGACATAAGACCATTGGTGTCGGCAATTATAACCCCCACGAACTATAAGAGGGTCGCCTGATTTTTTACCTGACCAACTTCGACTTGCCCATAATTGTCTAACTTCATCAACAGTAAAAAGTCCACCTTTACGTTTATCATATACTCCATTTATTACATTTCTGCAAATCTCTCTTGTTGTAGGTATTACATCTCCAAAATATTTAACATAAGTTAAACCAGCTTCTTGTGATTTATTAAAGTTTAATGTTGCGTCAAAATCTCTTAATGAGTCATTTAATATTTGACCAGCATATCGTTTCATATTCTCTCCAGCACGATCTGTTGCAAATTTAGATTGTAATGTTTGAACTGATTTATCAACTTTAGCCTGTATATTAGGGTTATCAGAGGTTTCATTTTCTTTAATGTAATTAATTAATCTTTGTACTTCTGGGTCATCTGAACTAGCATAAATACCATTGATTGTTTGTCTAAGTTCTTTTTCAAGTACAGCAAACTCACTTCCAATTAATGTATTTTGATAAACCTTATCTGCTAATTTTCTAGTAAATGTATTTGATACATCTTTGAATTGCGTAAAGTATTGTTGCTTTAGATTTTGGATTAATGCTAGATCGCCTTTAGTTAATTCAGAAAATTTAGCTAAATCTTCTGCTGATATTTTATTTCTTTTTCTAGCTTCCTCTAATACTGCTTTAAATCCTTTTTCAATTCGTTTAGCTTGTTTATTAAAACCCTCTCTAACAACTGTATCTGACCATGCTAAATATTCTCTTTCAAGGATAGCTTTTATTTGTGGTCTAATCGCAATAGCTGATTGTAGTTCTATTAGTTTTCCATCAGTTAAAGGTAATCTACTTGCAGTAGCTATAACTTCTCGTTCTATTTTATCTAAAGTTTTAATTAATGTTTCGTAATATTTAGCTTCAGCAATTTCTATTTGCTTAATTCGATATTTAGTTGCGTCTTTGACTATATCTGCCATTCATCTATATTTGCTCTCTAGCTACTTCTTGATCGACTTCAGTAACTTCGTCTTGAGTAAATTCTCCAACTTCTGTTTTAATATCTATCTCATCAAAGATTAGATTTAACTTCTCATCATCATCTACTACTGCTCTTGCAATCTCTTTATCAATTTCTTTTGATAATGTTGGAGATTGAACATTGATTGCTTTAGCTTGTTGGTAGAACATTAAATCAGTTGCGTAATCTCTGATATTGAAACTATCAGGATAATTTATTTCGCCATCAAATACTGTGTTTTGGAACATAGCATATAATCTAAATAATTGTTCTTCAGCTATTTGTAAGTTATCAGCCTTTTCAGATAGTCTAGCATTTAATAATTCAAATTCAGTTTGTAATGCAACACCAGATGATATTCCTGTCTTTTGAGTTCTTACTGCACCTGTGTGTGCTATTCTATTTATAGATTCAACTTTGTTTTTAATTGATTCCATAATAGCTTGTAAGTTCTGACCAGATGGTTGTAGTAAATATGGTTTTAAGTTTGGCTCAAGTTCATCAGGCATTTCAATAACAGCACCAGCACCAGCAGAAGCATTAACACTTGGAGTTTTAACTAATGATGGGTGGTTTGTTAATCTGATTAACTGTTCCATTTCTGAATATTCGTTATAGATAGCTTTTTGTAAATCAGCTATGTCAGTTAAATCTGATTGACCAATTCCTCTTTTGTGAGATTTAGAATTGTATAAAATAACTGCTGGTATTTTGCCAATCATATTATCTACAGTATCTATCACTCTAGGTTCTTCTCTTTCTGGCATATAGATAGTATCTATTCTATCAGGATACCAAACTCTCATGTATGTACCACCTTGTCTATCTACTTCTTCTCGGATTTTTAAATAGTTTAATTCATATTTACCATTTAATTGTCTTTCATAGTTCCAATCTAAAACATTTTCAGGAGTAACGATTGATAAGTATGGTCTAATATCTTGTTCTAATTCTTCGGCTCTAGTATTTGTAGTAACATTAGGCTTATCTAAAATCATAAAACAATGACCATAAATAGAAGCATAATTTTGAGCCTGTTTAATTACAGCATTTAAACTATTACCCTCTAAGTCAGCATCTTTTAAAAAATTATTAATTGATGGTTCATCAGCTAGTGAACCAAAATCTCTACTTGGTCTAACTCTAAATAAAAATGATGAATAAATTTGAATGATATTTTTACAATGGTTATCGCATGGAGTGTTTGCTAGTCTTTGATTAAATTCGTTATCTAATTCTAAATTATATCTATGCAGATATTGACCGACCATATAATCATAGCCACCATTGTATGATCTAATGTAATACTCCCAATTATTAACTGTCTCTTGATAATCTTTATGTACTGCGATTGCTTGATCTCTAGTGTATGCCATAATCTATTTCATTGTCCATCTTGTAGGAGAGTTAAAATTAGCCTGTGTGGTTAATGGTTTTAAATAATCAATCATATATCCTAGTGCGTCATTCATATGATCGAATCCATCTTCCTTGTCAGGAATATTTGTATTCTCCTTGTATATTTGTCGTTGTAATCCTTTTATCAAAGTTTTGCAAGATTGTGAAACAAAAATATGTCTTTCTCCTTTAGAATCTTTTAACCTACTATTAACTGCATTGACTCGATCTCTAATAGCTGGGTGTTTATGTTTAACTTTAACTTTAAAACCAGCATTTTGTAAGATACTTAAATCAGTTCGACCACCAGCAGATGTTTTTCTTTGTTTAGAAGCTGGGTCAGGATAGCAAATTATTTGTGATTTACTTCCATATCTATCTCTTATTTCTTGTACTAATTCATCTGTATTACTTCCATAAATAACTATTTCATCAATAAAATATATCTTTTCTTTTTCAATTTGAGCAACACAACATGACATTGGGTCTACGTTAAAGTCTATTCCAAGATGTAAAGGTTTAGTCCAATCAATCTCTCTAGGCTTAACAACATTATCAACTGGGTGGAAGTTATAATAAACTGCACCAGCATAGTTTTCAAATGTACCCTCAAACTCTTGTCTAAAGGTTCTAATATCAATATCTTGTTTAGCTTGTTCTATTTCTTCCGGTGTAACCATTCCACCTTGAATAGTTGTAAATTGAAAAGACTCCCAATCGTTATCTTGCTTACCTTTTAAATAAAGTTCATATGACCAGTTACCATAACCTTTAGGTGTACCACAAAATAATACATGACCTAATCGATCTGATACTGATGCTCTTAATACTTCGTACCATGTACGTTTATCTATATCTGCAAACTCATCTAATATTAAAAAGTCTAATCCTGTTCCTCGAAGTGAATCATAGTTGTCAGCACCTTTAAGAGATATTTGACTATTGGATTGTCTAATTGTGATCGTCATAGTAGTTTCGTTAATATCTTCAATCCAGTTAAATTGATTAAGCATTTCTTTAAGAGTTCCCCATACAATTTCTTTAGCCATTTTAAATGTTGGTGCTACATACCAAATCTTTCTATTTGGCTGACAGGCATACTTCATCATTTCAGTAACAGCTAAATAAGTTTTCCCAAATCTTCTACCTGATATAAGAACTCTAAACCTTGCTTTTGATGTACTGACTTTAAGTTGGGGTTTTGTTAGGGTTATTTTCATTACAGAAATAAGATATATATAATTTTTCTTTGTTAATTTGTTCTTCTTTTAATTGAGCAAATTTAATGGTTAATTCAGAACCAGCAACTACACATTCTGTCCAAGTATTATATGGTGGATTAACTGTCATTGTATTATTACAAAAGCCTGTGATTGCTGAACAGATTGTAAAAGCTAATATAAATTTCATTTATTCTTTCGTTTGTATTTTCTCCCAGTTGCCCAATGTATTAACCTATAGCATATTCTCACAATAAAGTTATAAAATAAATCTATCATAGTTATACTCATAAATTACTTATTATTAATTATTTTCTTAATAGTTTCGCTTCCATCAATATTAGTTTCTATTTCAGCTTGTACTTCGCCACACATAAACTGTTTATTAGCCATATCCATATTACGACTAGCTTCTCGTTTCATCTTTAAACAAGTTGATAAACTATCTTGTATTCTATGCTCAACTAATTGACCATTAATAAATAAACACAATGCAAATACTAGTTTAGTGATCGCCATTTAATTTACCTATATTAGAACGAACTGAATCTTTTAGTTTTTCAACATCAATGTAAAGTCTTTCAAAGTCTTTTTGAAGTCGTTCAATATTAACTTTATTATTCATCATATTGTCCACTCGTTCAGTTAATTTTTCTAAACCCTCTGCAATATGTTCTAATAATAAAAATTGTTCTTGGTCTATAGGTCGTTGTGCTGATGCTTCTAGTAAATCTTGTTGTTGTAGTTTATCTGCTGTCTCTAATAAGTTTAATCTTTCAACAATGCCAAAATAAGCCCAAACACCTAGTGCCACAGCACCTACAATGGCAAGTAAATTTCTTATTGGTAAAGATACTGAAGTGTTTTCTGATATTTTCATTTAGCAATTTTACCTTTGTTGATACCTTTTTTAATAACATAATCTTGAGTTCCATTAGCACCTACATTAACTTCTTTTTTAAGAGATTTAAATAGATTCATTTCTTTTAATTTCTTTTGTGCATTCTTTTTAAGTTTGTTTTTCTTCTTTTTAGGTTTATTAAATTGCTTTTCAATCCATTGAGCATAAGCATCAACATTACCAAATAGCCAATAAAAGAACTTATCAATCATACCTTAAACCCTTTTCTCCATGATTTAACTGCCCAATAAACAGGAGTTGTGTTTAATTGCTTACCTGATCTTTTAGCTTTGTTTAGAATAGGGGTAAATCTAGAAAAGAATGATTTCTTTCTAGCTGGTATGTTTTTCTTAATAGATAGTTTCTTATCTCCGAAATTAACCTTAACTACTTTGCCTGTCTTACGATTTCTTACAAATACCTTAAACTTCTTAACATCTCCACGCATGGGTTTGTTAAGTTTAACTGATCTTCCTTTATATTTTGCTGTAGCCATAAAAGGCTTTTATCATACAATAGGAAACTTTTTAAGTAATTTATACCACTCGATTTTATATTTTTGATCTTGCGTTTTATTGTAGAGATTAGCAAGAATATCTAATTCTTCACTTATCTTTTGAAAAATCGTTTTCTCCACTCGTGGCATATGTAATTATCTTTAACAAACTTAGCACCCCAACGACCACAGAACTGCCTACGATTAGAATACAAACCACAATTACCACAGGCTTCAGCTTTAGTAGTCTTTTGAAAAGATTGTGGAAGTGAATAGTCTATGATCTCTCCATTAGGATAGAAGTTACTTCTTTTGAGCATAATCTATTATTTTTAATAGTTCGTTAATATGAATATTAACTTTGTTTAGTTTTCTTAAAGCAATATCTCGTTGGATTTTAACTTGCTCTAATTCATTCTTCATTTGTTCCTTTTCTCGTCTTAGTTTTAGAAAAGTATTCTCTCCGATTATTTCAGCCATGTTATTTTCCTTGTCCTTTGTATCTAGTTTTTTTTTGTTGTCTTTTTTCATGTTTATTTTTTCTTTTTTTGTGTTTTCTAGCACCTCTTTTTGGTGGTTTATCTCTTGGTATGAAGTGCGTAAATTTTTGTTTAGCCATTCAAGTCTTCAGCTTTTGCATCTATGATTAATGGCAAAGGTTCTACAGTTGATGTGGTATGTATTTTATCAACCATTCCTAATTCGTTCTTAGATAACCAGATAAGTAGTTTAGGGTCGCCTTTAAGTGCTTTCTTCCATAAGACTTTTCTTAAACTAGCTTTTCCTTTGTTTTTGTTTTCTGCTACTAAATCGGCATATCGTCTTTGTAATGTTCTTGCTGATATTCCAACAACAGAGCCAATTTCTTCTTGAGTACAACCAATTTGAGATAATCTTGCTATCACTTCTTCATCTAGTTCTTTTTTTGGTCTCCCTATAGATTGTGTTTTAATTGTGTCATCTGCCTTATTTTTGTCGTTTTTCATATTCTTATATTTCTATCCTTTTAAGTTCTTTAATGCAACCAATAGGAAAAACATTTCTATCAGAAAATGATTCTTCGTTCTCATCATAACTAGCAAATGTTAATAATTGTTTTTTATCTTTTTTAAATACATATGCGTTAGTAATCATTACTGCTGGTTTCATTAGATCAAATTCTTTAGCAGTAGCATGACCTGAGTCTCCAAGTATATCTAGCCATTTAATCTCATAAAAGTAGTATTTCTTTTTATTAATTGAAATGTGTCTAAATTTTGACTTTTTTTTGACCATTTAATGCTTTCTATGTTCCTCAGATTCTAGTATTGCTCGATAATATTGTAATTGTAATTCAAGTTGTCTATTCCTGATACTTAGTTCAATTATCCTTTTTCTGCAATATTTAAAAATCCTTAATATAGCTTTCATTAGTATTCTTTGATCGGTTCGTCCTTAAATTTATGTTTTAGGTACTTTTTCCCATCTCGCAAGAGGATATTATACATTCCCTCTGTTCCAATTATCTTATCTCCCTTATCCTTGCTAGACCTAGTATTTAGTATTTGTGTATTAGTATTGTGTATTAGTACTTGTTGCGATAGGTGGGCTGTAGGTGGTTGTTCGGCTTCTACATACTGATATTTGTCATAGTTTATAAGGTTTATTATCGTTACTTTTCGGCTAGGGTGGTTGTTGCTGGGCTGTAGCTGGGCTGTTCTAGTGCCTATCATTTTTCTACGCACAAGACGTAGTATGAAAGACCTCATTTCAGAGTATGTCATACCAAATCTTTTAGCAGTTACCCTTAAAGGCATAATAGCCTCGCCTCGCTTTATAAAAACTTCAGTTCCTAAAAATTTTAAAGTTTTATCTTGGTGTGATGCTGAACTTATAAAATATATCCAGCAAGATGCTTGTAATAAGTTTTTAAAAATTGGGCTTGAATATATATCCCTATATAAAATAAAATAACCTCTCTTTTTAGCCATGCTTACTCTCCTTTTCTATCATTTCTATTAATTGTTTTTTTGTGTATCTTTTTAATAAAGTTCTAATTATATTTATGGTCTTTTTTTGTCTTTCAAAAAGTTTTGCTCTATTGCTAGATAAAACCTCAAAGTGTTCGTCTCTCATTTCAGCCATTATTTCTCTCCAAATAAATTATAAGCATCTTCCATTAACTCAAGTTGCTTATTGATTGTTT